TCTGCATTACGGGTTTCCTGATCAACGACCGAACGAAATTCCTCAGGCTTAAACTCAAGCACCAGCGAAAGCTGGAGCGAGAGCTCGAGACCTAGGGGACCTTCAAGGTCTACCAGGACGTGACGAACGAGGTTTAACAACGGAATTTCCGGAGCTTTCTTGTTCCGGACCCGCCGATTGCGGTGCTTCTGCATCACGATCTCCCTTATCGATCGAAGGACGTAGGTCACAGGCCCCGGCCAACCTCACAAGGAGGAGGCCGAGCCTACAGGACGCACAACGAAGTGCGCCCAACAAACCTACAACGCCATCCACCATCAGACTCCTGGAATCAGGAGTTCAACGGTGACATCTTGACGCAAATCAGCATCACTGAGCATCGCGCCCAGCATAGCCAGATCAGCGTCAACATCGTTGGCGTCAGCGGACGAAGGATATCGCCCACTGAACTCGACAATGGATTCCTTCCCGTTCGGCACACCGTCCACCGCGCAAGCGCGGTGGATACGGATGCGAAAACGGGCATGGGTTTCATTGCCGGTCTTCGAATTGACAGAGGGGATCACCCGGTCAAAGATGACCAGGTGAGGAGCCGTAGCCGTATGGCTAGCGGCAACAGTGAAAGTTACACTGTTTGGGCCGTTGTTGCTGAACTTCTTCAGCGTGACAGGGACTGAGTAATCAGCCATTTGGACACCTTCTTGGGAGTTGATAAGTCTAGGTTGCCCTAAACACGAAGCCAGGGCTTGAGCGGTGCGCCGATAGTACGAAGGACCGAAAGTATATCCAATACTTTCGAAAAGTCCAATTCGTTCTTGAACAGCACTTCAGGCCTATGGCTATTCCAGTCTAAGGGTGTACGTGTGTAGACTTGAACCGCAGATGTACCGGTATGAGTGTCGCCGATAGGACAGCTGAATTGGACATATTTGCCCGCTACAGTCGCCTTCGTCGTCATCGTCACGGTTGCTACGGATTCATTAAGGACCGAAGTCCAAAGCCATAACACGTTACCCGCACCAAAAGGAGAATACGCTCTCGCTATATCACCAAAATTGGTAAACCAATCGGCAATAAAGGAGAACGGAATCACCTCGTACGCACTAACGATAGGATCTAT